GCTTCTAGCTTGCCAGTCTTAGGGTTCCGATACCAGTATCTATAATGTCCTGAGCCACCTGTTCGTTTTATGTATTTGTACTTGATCTCAATTGCTTTCTTTTCTTTTTTTTTGGCATCATCGTCTTCTTCTTCTGCATCTGGGTCTGGGGTAGGCTTCTCAGGTGGTCCTCGCAGTGATTTCTCTGCTGTGTCTGTTTGCTTGCTGTCTTCAGGGTTCATGGCATTATTCTCTCGTTCTGAATATCCATCCCCAAATGTGAAGCTGTTGTCTGATTGCTTATTGCCTGGGGTTGGTGCTTCATCTCCACCATCTACAGGTTCAAGACCTTCATCCTTTCTGACTTCATTAACAGTCCGGAATGTCTCGGTTTGTATTTTATATAGTTCAGCTTTCTGCATTTCTTCATCGACATCGAATTTCTTGAATCTGAATTCATATTTCGGTCTTCTTATTATTTTGCCGGATTCTGTTTTAATCTCGCCCCAATAATCAAATTCCGAGATTACGCTCATATTATATCTGGATTCTAGATTTCGTAAGATTGGATTGATTGCTTTCTTTCTGAATACCTTTGATTGTACTATCTGGTTTGCTACGCCTTTTGCGTCTTCTGTATATCCTAGCTCTGTGGCTGTTACTCCGAAACTAGCCCATACCATTTTAGTGTACCATTTCTGCTTCTCTATTACTTGCATTTCGCTGGCTGAGAATTCTATTCTTTGGAATGTAGGGGTCTTATTAACTATCGGGACCTTATTCATGATCTTCTTCCAGGATCCGAATTCGTCTTTCTTTCTTTGAGATTCGAACCATTGCTCTTTAAATGCCTTTATTTCGTCTGCGTCTGATTCGTCTAGGCCTATGATTCCTTTGGGTACATTATTGTCATTGTAATATTCCAAGTCGGATTCTATCATATACATTAACATCTGGATGCTCTTGCTTAAAATCTGGACTGGTGAGAAGCCATAGTGATCGTCTGTTCTCTTCATTGCTTCAATCCAGATTATCTCTTCCTTACCGAATGGGATTGGTAATGGCCCAGCGATCCAACCGTATTGGAAGTATGCTGCTCGCTCCCTGGCTGATGTTGTTGTGATCTCGGTCCAGGGGTTTAGAAATTCCTGAGATACTGAATCGGGTACGATTCTGTTTGGTAGTATGAGGTCGTCTCGGTTTGTGTACATTCCGTGTATGTCTGGGTTCTTAGTGAATGTTGCTCCGTCTCTTGCAACGATCTCCACCATCTCTTCTTTCATATTATACACTTTGTTTAGAATCCCTGAATTAACTTCCAGTAAATCCCTTACTGGCATTCTGATAAACACCTGTTCAAATGTTTCTTTATTAGTGTTTGGATTCTTGAAAAAGTTGCGGATGTGTTCTATCTCCGCTTCGTCTGATTCTTCTTCCATGCCGTCTGCCGGTATGATGTCCCATTCGATACTGGCTAGTTCATTGATTATGGTCCTGATGCACATCTCTACATACGGAGTTTGTGCCAGATACCGGATGTAACTCATGTTAGCGAATCGTGGGTATCCGAATGGTGGTTTGTATAGAAATTTTGGAATGTAAGCTTTATTGATTCCGTCCCTTGTAGTCTCGTTTAGAGAGTCTACGATTATCACGGATTTCTTTCCGAATAGCCAGTCTTTGATTTTTGCCATAAATATGAACGAATGATATGAGGTATTATTTTAATAGTATGTTTATATTTAAAGTTTTTTATGGTTTAGCATAAATTAAGAAAATGCGAACTGCATCCCGGATTTGTCTTTCCAAACTAAATAAACCAGTGCGTCTGCCCAGTCGGGGCTGTTGTCTTCTGGGTCTACTATTATCCGTCTGTTGCTACTGGTTCGGTCTTTGCCTTCAGCTACTAATTGAGCTCTGATCTTATGGTTCACTGGTATGTCTATCATCTGGTCACGCATTAAGTCGGCTAGTCGGAAGTAATTTTCGGCTTTCTTGTTATGGAATATATCCTTCTTTATTGCTTTCTCTCCGAAGTGGCAGCCGGTTACCTTAATGTTATTTAGGTTCCTTTCGGTATGCAGCACTTCTTTGAGCCTGGACAGCGGGCCTGATCCTATCCCGATTCGGTCTATATTCACTCTGCCTTTTACATCTCCTGGTATGAATGACATGGCCCTATTTACGATCCTACCGACAACCCGCATTGGTTCACTCTTGGGTTCTGAATATGTGCCCACTACTTGGAATTTATTATCATATTCAATTCCCCATATTATGACAGTTTCATCCTTTCCGCCTTCTGCTAGATCGCAAGCGATGATATTGATAAACTTAGCTAGTTCCTTCTGTAATTGGTCCATCTGTGATTTGAACTGAGACTCGCCCATCTTGTGTCTTTGGTTCCTGAGCTCTTCTATCTGGTTCCTGAGGTTTATCTGCATGTTATGGAAGTTGAAGTTGATCTTCTCGGCTGCATTGATCCAAGCTAAACTGAATAAGCTGTCTTCTCCTTGCTCTGGGAAGTTAGAGTCATATAATACTGTGAATTCCATTGGCAGCAAGTCCTTTCTTTGTTGGTCTATGAATCTCTGGGTGGTTCTGCCTTCCTTGAGTGCCTGCTGCCATCCTATGTGTATCTGATGCCATGCTGGGTCCGGGGTATGCTCGAAGGCTTTGTTGTCTCTCTTCCAGGGATTAAATAATTCTATCTCTACTGCTGATTCTGGGTGATCTCCTAACATTCTACTGCTCTTGGTGTATGCCTCTCTGTTGATCAGGCATGCTTCATCCCTTACTAAAATATCGCAATTATGCGTTAAGATCCCATCAACAAAATAATTATTATTATTTTCTACTTCAAAGTTATAGGTTTTTTCTTCTGCAGGTATTTTTTCAATTCTTGTGACAATAACCTCTTCCACATCTCTCTTTTGTAGTTGGTCTTGCAGTGGCAACTGGGGCATAAAGTAACAAGATTCTCTTTCTTGCTGTTTTGCTTGTTGTAATCTATATGATGTATTTGTAAGTATCCAGTCTTTCCACATAAAAAGCACATGTGACCATCCCTTTCTCTTATTTGGTTTTTTAGTTTCTTGTTGAAATCTGGAGCCCATGGAATGTTTTTGATTCCTCCTTTCCATGCTGGATTCTTTTCCATCATCATCTTTTCCGCATGACCTCTGTTTGCACATGCTCTTGAACAATACTGAGAGTCCTTTCTTGCGGGTATAACTAGGTATTTTTTTCCACAAAATTTGCATATTAAAGTCAATCTTTTTTTTGGTTGTTTCTTTCGAGCATTGTCTCTGCATTCGTAACTGCAATAAATCCTTTCCCTTGTTAGATTTCTGCTTATGTAGAATTCGTTTCCACATTCTTTGCAAGTAATTTTCTTTTTCCCACCTACCCACGATGGATTGTTCTTCCCCCTTTGCCATTCTGCTCTGCACTTGTGACTGCAAAAGTGTTTCTTTACTCTCTGAATATGACTCGGTCTTCTCTCTATTGTGTTTCCGCATTGATAACATTGAGTTATTGCCATAATAATTAGAATAGCAGTTGCATTTAAGTAATTTGTCCTTATTACGAACATGTTTGGCTTCAATGTATCCTTTTCCTTTAACATACACTGGATGATTGTCTGTTACTATAAAATCTCCTTTGACATAATTTATTTTGATTAATTTTCTTCCTGGATTCATAATTTTTCTTTTAATCCTTTGAAACTCGCACCTTTTGCTTTTGTGATTGTAAGAATAAATAAATAATTTTTCACCAGTTTTCCATATTTGTTCAGCAGCCATTATGCCTTGGTTTGTTATAATCTTTGCTCCTGGAGGCACACATCCGAACCCCATTAAACGGTCTGCGTCTCCTTCTCCACTGAAAACTCTATATTCTGCTCCTGTGCTGAAAGTCATTCTTTTTCTGCTGGCTTCTTTGCCTATTCTGGCTATTCCTGTAGCAAAAATTTGTGCTTTGCTTAAAAGAGATGGGTCAGTAACTATTAATTCAGAAAGGTATTGTCTTATAATTCCTGCTTGTTCTTCTTTAGGACCTAGAAAAGCTATTTTTGCTGGAATGCCAAAATCTAAAAGCAGCCCTATGCCAAAAGCTATGCACTGAGTTTTACCGTAACGAGTCATTGCAGAAATGCTTAATTTTTTGTTTTCCATAAAAGCAATCTTTCTCACTATTTCTGCCTGGCCTTTGCTTAAGTCGAAGCCCCATTTGTGTTTAACAAGAATATCTACTCTTTTGTCCTTTATTACTTGATCATAAATTTCTTTATCTGTCAGGTCCATTATTTTGTTCCTCAAGCAATATTTTAGTTTTGTTCTTAGAAAACTTATCCAACAACTCTGGAAATATTCTTTTAACTGTATCAGAAACCGTAGTTACACCCTCAACAACATTATTGTTTTGGATAGCGATGTTAGGAGCGTCAGAAGGAAGGTTTCCTGCGAGCTGGTTCCTTTTAACCTTCATTTGGTCCTCTTGCTGCAATAAAGACAAAGCCTTCATACGCTCGTTACTGGTGCCTTCACCGATGATTCCGAACAAGTACTTTAATCTTTTCTCCTGGCTCTCAATCAATTCACCAATAATTGCCTCCGCAGAACCAGTTTGTTCTCTCGCCCGAGCAATTCTATGATCCTTCAAAAATCTTTGAACAGTCCTTTCAGGCATGCCCAACTGTTTGCCGATAGTTATTCCACTATACCCAAGGACTGCCAATTCTGCAATATGCCTTTTTAATTCTACAAGTTCTTTCTTTGTTCTTTTAGCCATTCGTTACGCCAGTTCGCCAAGATTTATAGTTCGCTCCATTTCTTTCCATCACTCCTCACAGGATCCCTCTCAGCGTGTTTAGCCCACCGAGTAAGAATCACGTCAACGTACTTCGGGTCTAGTTCTAAAGCCATACATTTTCTGCTAGTGAGTTCGCAAGCCATAAGTGTTGCTCCGCTGCCACAAAATGGTTCAAGAACTACATCTTTTGGTTTGGTGCTGTTCTTAATCATTCTTAAAGATAAATTTACTGGTTTTTGTGTTGAGTGAAGGTATTGGCTTGTTGGATCCTTACTTTCTTTGATTAAATCACTTTGTTGCCTTATTTCACTGATTATTTCTATTAGTTCTTCTTTCTTTAACTGGTTTAAGTCTTCGATCGTTGCCTGGAGCAGTACAGTTTTTTGTGTTCGGTCACCATACCATGTAGTGTTAAGTTCTCCTTTTCTGCAATAAAGTATTGGTTCGTGGCTCCAGTGATAGTCAGAGTGTCCTAGTACGTGTCCTTTTTCCCAGATTAATTGTTGTTTTACTTGCCATCCTGCTTCGTTCATTGTTTGCTCGAAAATAATATGGTTAATGCTTGCGTAACAACTGTACATTCCTGCTCTTTCTTTGGTGTGGTTCCATACGTTTTGGTAAACTTCTTTTAAAAAATTGAATAATGCTTCTCCTCTTAT